CATCTGAAAAAGAATAACAGTTCATAGTTTAAGACATTCTTACGCTACAAGATTATTAGAAAGCTGAATGAATGTTAGAGAAATACAGGAACTACTAGGACATGCTGATTTGAAAACTACACAATGATATTGTCATATACTAAAATCTGAATTGAAAGATAAAGTAAATCAGATTTTTAATTAAGTTATTTATAAGTTCAGAACTTGCAAAAAGATTTTACAAAAAATCTCTTGCAATTTTAGAATTTGTGAATATAATATAACCATCAAAAGTTAAGGAAAAAATTTCTTTATCGAGTAGTGAGATTATAACCCCCCTTACTTATAAGGTCGTGGGTTCGAATCCCACCCCTCCCAAGTTATATAACTTGAAAGGTCGATAGAGAAATCTATCGGCTTTTTCTTTACTGACATAGAGAATTGTGGAGTCGATTTCCTTTACTTGAGATAAAAAGGATACGACAACACACGATTAAAGAGAAAGGGTTTAATTAGTTGTGTTGTAATGGGAAGAGTCGTATCGCCCAAAGCAACACACTTAATTAAACTCTTTTTTCAAAAGACAATGTCGCCCCTACGATAAAGGGATAATGAGAGTAGAGTTAGTAAAGTGTGTGCTTGAAAACTCTACTTTTATTTTATTAACGAAGAAGAAGATGAAGACTATCGAAGATGTTATAGAGTTCATTATCAAAAACTCTGATAATACTGAACGAATGGATAGGATAAACAAAATCACATTCCCATTCACAAGTAAGTATAACAATAAGTTCGCTACAAAGAAAAAAGAAACAATTTGGATTTGAGGCAGTGGTTATCAGCCTTCATACGAAGACATGAAAGAAATTGTTGAAGCCCCATTATGAACATTCCCATGAGATGATTTATTAATAAAAGGTAAATAAAATGAGAGGCTCAATAACTTTATTTGAAGACCAATACCAATTCTTCAAGGAACTAAAATCAAAAAGGTTATTGGTGGCATTCGTTGAATTCATGTTCGAAGATATAGAACCAACTTGATTAAGTTGAATAGAAAAAACTATCTTCAATTCTCTAAGAATTCGTATGGAAAATCAGAAGAAAAAATCATTAGCGTGAAAACAAAGCCATTGAGGTTGAAGACCAAGAAATAGTAGTTCAGAATTAGACACAGAAAACAACAGAAAAACAACAGAACAAACAACAGAACAAACAACAGAACAAACAACAGAACAAACAACAAACAAACAAGAAGTAGAAGATAAAGATAAAGTAATAAAAGAAAATAAAAAAGAAAAGTTCTTGGAATTTGTTTATCTAACTGAAGAAGAGTATAAGAAACTTACAGATAGTTATGGTGTTAAGGTTATAGATAATGAGATTACTAATCTAAACAACTATATATGACAAAACTGAAAAGATAAATACAAGTCGCATTACCATACAATTCTGAATCGACTAAGGAGAGCAGGAATAAAAGAAATTCAGAAACCTAAACAACTATCTAAATACGAAATAGAGGAATGAGTATACGATATTAACAAACTTATTTAACTCTTAACCTATTAAACAAAAATGAAAGACAGGTATGAAGAGAGAGATAGGCTTGAGCGTGCGATATTATCAGCGTTATTTATGAACTATGAAGAACTGATAGATTACCTAGATATACCTTATACAGATTTCACTAAACAAAATTGACAAATATTAAAGCTGATTAAATCTGAATGAACGAGCGACCCAATAGTCCTATCTAACAAATCAAGTGATATATCTATTGAGGAATTACGAGACGTATCAAGTGAACTTATATCATGTGGTGTAGACGAATTCAAAGAATATGTATCTACACTAAAGGAACTGATAACTAGAGAAAGATTAACTTACAACCTAACAACAGCACTTGCTAAAGTTAAGGATTGAGTAAGTTTAGAAAAGATATATGCCGATATAAACGACATAAAGATGGAGTGAGGAACATTAACAGACGATACAGAAATAGCATTAGAGATTCTGAAAGAGATTAACTGAGAGAGTGAGGTTAAGATAATTAAAACGTGATATTCAGAATTAGATAAACTGATAGGCTGATATGAGAAATGCCAAGTAGTAGTTATATGAGCTAGACCTTGAATCTGAAAGTCTATGTTCGCTATTAACCTAGCAAACAACAACCTACTAGCATGAGAGAAAGTAGCATTATTCAGTTTAGAGATGGATAAGAAACAAGTATTCAGAAGACTTGTAGCAATGAATAGTTGAGTATGAGTCCGAAAGCTGAAAGAAAAGAATGAGTGAGAATCAAAAGTTAAAGCGTGAAAGTGAGTAGAGATGTTATTAGAGCAATTAAAATCATTCTATTGCTTTGATGATGTTCACTCCATAGACGAACTAGAAAGAAAAATCAGATTCTTAGTTCATAAGGAATGAGTTAATATCTTCTACTTAGATTACCTACAACTATTAAGGAATCCAAGTGTAAAGAATAACCCAGTAGAAAGCATTACAGATATGTCGCAGAGATTAAAGCAATTAGCTTTAGAGTTGAAGATTACAATCATAGAGCTTTCACAGTTGAATAGAGAATCAGATAAAACAGCAGTGAAGAGAGCAAGTCAATTAAGAGGTAGTGGTTCAATAGAACAAGACGCTGACATGATATGGATACTAGATAAAGTAGAAGAGACTTGAGATAGAATCACTGTATCAGTGCAGAAATGTAGAGATTGAAGGATATGAGATGTAGATTTAATCCAAATCTCTGACATAATGAGAATTGTTGATTTACCTTCTAAACCTTTTTAACAAATGGCTAGACAACATTACTGACACTATCAAGATGCTTACGATGTCGATTGGCAACGTGAGGCACAAAAGTGAAATTACATAGTAGGGAATGATTCTGAATGATATAGATACGCAGTTCATAATATAGTAGACGAAACTGAACCACTATATCATGACGAATCAGAGGCTTGGAATGGCTTGTATGAACACCTACTAAGTATAGACGCACCTTTAGATTATTTACCTACTTATGAGGAATTAAGAAAATGAATGTAGATACTTATAGGAAAGTTCTATTGCTACATGAGGTAGCTAAACAGAATAGATTAATAGAACTTAGACTTAAAATGCAAAAAGCAAAATCTGAACGAATTAAAAAGCAGTTTCAGAAAATGATAGACAACCTATCTAAATAACATTTATCTTATAAAGCAAACTAACAATGAAAACTAACAAATTAATGCTTATTCAAGCAAGTCTAAAAGCACCTAAGAATCAAAGGAATGCTTTTGGGAACTACAACTATCGTAGTTGTGAAGATATATTAGAGGCAGTTAAACCTTTACTATACGATACACAGACTACTCTTACTATTTCAGACGATATAGTAGAGGTTGGTGGTAGAATCTATGTAAAGGCAACAGCTACATTAAAAGATTGTGAAACGTGAGAAATTATAGAACAGAATTCAGCTTATGCTAGAGAATCAGAATCTAAGAAATGAATGGACGATTCACAGATTACATGAGCTACAAGTTCTTATGCTAGAAAGTATGCGTTAAATGGACTATTCTGTATTGACGATGTTAAGGACGCAGACGCTACTAATACACATTGAAAGGAAGAAAAAGCTACAAAGAAATCTGAATCTAAAGAGAATCCTAACTGATGGTTTCAGAAAGCGTCCACTAACAAAGAGTTCATGGAAAAATGTATGGACGAAGATAACTTTATCAGAACTATTAAAGGAAAGTATGGCGTGGACGATATAATAGAACAACAGTTAAGAGAGGCTTACAGAAATCTTATGTGAAAGAATGAAGATACTGTTGAGCTACCATTCGAATAAGAGGACTAAGTTCCTACAATATTAGTGATTTCGTGAACCAAACACGTTAAAATGCCAGAGGTTGTTGGTAGCAAACTAACTAAAACAGAAAAATATATCTCACCTGCAACCTCATATTTATTCTTAATAAAACAACATGACAAACACAAACTTACAACTTAATGGATTAAATGAATCAGTTAATAACTGAAGAAATGATAAAAAAATCAGGATTATATCTATTGTTATTATGGCAATTGTAGTAATAGCTTTCATACTATTGATTCTATTTACTCCTCCAAAAGCAATAGCAGAGGAAAATAAAAGTCAGACTATTTGAGAACTTACTACTCAGATGGATGAACTAAGAAATCTTAAAGCTGAATGTGCTGATAATCTAAATATTGCAGATAGTGCTAAGTTCTTAAAGTGAATGACTTGATATTGTGATTCATGGGACGAAGAAATTATCTCTCTAAGGAATCAGATTTCAGAACTATCTAAGAAATCTTATGAGGGTTTAAACTAGAGGAGTCAACCTCAGAAAAAAATCCTACTGAAAATAAAGTAGAAACACCAGTTAATACCGTTGCTAAAAATGAAATAAAAGAGAGTAAAGATGTTGAACTAACAAACACTCAAGTAGAAGAAATTGTAGTAAATAATCACGAATTAAATTCAGCAGGTATTACTCATAAATGATTTGCTGAAGATAGCTATCAGCAAGAGCTAATCAGATATGCTTACAGTATAGGTTGATTAGACTTTGTAAAGCTAATTGAGTGCGAAAACGGTCAATGGAATCCAGATAGAAAGGTGCGAGATAGATTAGGGTATGCTTATGGATTGTGCCAAATTAATGATAAATTTCATAAGATACCAGAGGAATATTGGAAAGATGGGAAGGGGAATTGATATTATCAAATAGATTATTGCTTTGCTAAATGGAAAGGCTGAACGAAATTCTACGGAGTTTCAAGAATAATTAAGTGAAAGAAATGTGCTAATTATGTATCAGACAGATTTATATTAGAGTAAACAAAATGTTTAAGCAGGATTTAGTGGAATGACAGAAAGTAGAGAGAGAGTTTGTATCTCGTTTAATGAGATACGATGTTAAGAGTATTGAATTCTCTCAAGGTAGATTTCCAGATTGGGATGTTAAAGCTACATTCGTTAAGGATTGAAAGACAATAGAGAGAACTTATGAAATAAAAGCAGACTTTAAAGCTGAATCTACATGAAATGTTGGAATAGAATATATGTGTAATTGACATCCTTCTGGAATCTACACAAGCAAGTCAGACTATATTGTGTATAAGATATGAGATAAGTTCTATTACGCTGATAGAATCAGATTTATTATAGAACTTAGTAAGTGTTTAAAAGCAGATGTCTGTGGTTGAGATAATGATAACTCACAGATGTGGTTAGTTAAGAGAGATGTATTTAACTTATTAACTAATGAACTATAATGAAAAAACTAATTCTGATTATAGTAATAATGATAATACTACTATTACTACGTTGGGAATATGAACTAAGTATTCCAGTAAGTTAGGAAAGCCAGTCGCCTAATAGGACAGCAGACAGGTAGTGCATGCAGAGATGTATGCAAGGGTAGGAATTTCCCTCATGGAATCCTGCGTCCATCCACCTATGGATATGTATAGAATATAAGTAATAAAATAAATACTCTAGTTTGGGGTAGTAGGTGGACTACCCTTTAGAATTTAATTAGTAATATATAACATGAAAAGACAATGCGTGCGTTGTGGCGTTCACTTAACTGAAGATAGAAAACTATGGTGTAAGAAATGCCGTGAACGTGTGGACGAAGAACTCAGAGGAGAGATTAGCCGTCCTTATGAATATTACTTTAGATGGAATCTTAGACATAAGAAGTAATCAGACTTTTATAACTTAATTTATTAAAAAAGATGAAAGAAATCTGGATGGAAAAACTTATCAGATACTTATTAGAGAGTAAATGAGAGGAATATAAGGAGGAATATTATGAATGGTATAGAGATGTAGAATTAGAACAGAACATAGATAGTCTTTCAGAATTAAAACCTTTTATTAAATGGTTAGTAGAGAATGATAAGATAGACACAGAAAAAATAGAAGAAAAATCTGAATATACATTCATTAAGAATGGTTGATGAGAGCATATAATTGAAGATGTGCTAATGCTACTATCAATATCAGATACACCTATTGAAGATTTGATAAGCTACTTGAAGTAATCAGATTTATTTACTTAATTTAATAACCTATGGAAAGGAAAGAAAAGAAAGCTGACTTAGAACAGCTATTGAATAGCTTGATAGAGAAAGGGGGGAAACCTTTTGGAAGAAATTATTGTAAGTATGAAAATTGATGTTTATATTATATTGTACATACAGAAGATGGAATTTGGTCTGAGTGAAGATACTGAATTTCATTAAGAGAATTAACAAGTAAAGAAAGCTGACTATGGCAATTCGTGTGTGAGAATGGAATGATAAAGGAAAATAATGATGTACGAATTAAAAATTATCAGTGAGATAATGAATGTGATACTAATTGTTGTTATGATGATTACGAATACCGACTAATAGAAAGTGCATTGAAAGATGAGAGTGAGCTTGAAGACTTTTTACTTAGTAATATTAAGGTAGAATGAATTTCATAGAATTTATATCTACATATTGGCTGCCATTGATACCAACTTGTACATTCTGTATGATTATGTATTTTACAGGTATAGATTTACAGAAAGAGTATGACCTATATAATTGGTGGTTTTGTACGATTTGGTTATCGCTTACTATGGCTTTATCAATATTAGTATTCTATGTTAATAACTGACTTACTTTAGACTAATCAGACTTTTATATTATTTACCAAAAGGAAATGGAAAAAGAAAAAGCTGAATTAGAAAAAGAGTTAGTATATAAACCTATATATCTACCTGTTAGGTTTTTCAAGAAAGAGGCATATATACATATTGATGATTATAAAGAAGCTATAAATAAACGAGAAAATGTTGTAAATGAATTAGAAGAAGAAAATAAAAAGCTGAATATAATAATTGAAAATACTAAAATAGAGCAAAAATCTGACCGAGAACATATAGAGGAGTTAGAAGAAGAAAATAAAACTCTGAATGAGAAAATCAGATTTTTAGAAGAATGTTTAGATAGGAAAGAAAAGCTGAATGAGAAATACAGAAAGGAACTAAAGAATTATGTTTACGATGCTAAACAAGTGAGAGATATTTGTTAATCAGATTTATTTTATTCACCTTTAGAAAATGAAAAAAGAAAGCTGAGTTAAAATTAGCTATGCACAAAGAGCAAGCAAACCTAATGAATTGATTATTAGGGAGTTATTATCTAACATATTACAAATACTCCTTAAATCACAAGGTGCTAACCAAGAACAAGTTGATGAAATATTAGACAAGATTTATAATTATTAAATCAGATTTATTTTATTTACTTTACAGATGAAAGAAGAATATAAAAGTCTGGTTGAGGAACTAAACAAACTATCAGAAGATTTCCCTGCCACTAAAGATAGGATGGTAGAGATAGCTAAGATATTACTAACAGACCACTACAAATATTTACCTCGTAATAAAAATAAAAATGGAGAAAACTATGGAGTGTGAGAGATGCTGAAAGATAATAAAAAAAATCTGAAATAGAAAATACTGTACTAAATGTAGAATTAAGGTTGACCACGAATTAAATAAAATCTACTGTGAGAAACATAGAGTAACAGATGAAAATAGAAAAAGAAAACCTTATGTTTATAGATAGAAATAGTAGGTATAACCGTTATCAGAAATAATTTAAGCGATATAAAAAAGCTGTACCTTAAGTGAGTTCAGCTTTCTTTTTTTTATTTACTAAATATCTCATACCCTACTAGGATACACAGAACTATAAAGAGAGTAAAAGTCAGACTTACTTGCATTGGTTAAGTTAAGAAATTAAAGTCAGTAGTTAGCTTTAGTTAGGTTGTAGTAGTCTGCTATCTCTTGTGCTGTTCGTGCTTTGGTCTCTATTATCACATTATCTAGCATTCATTTCATTCTATCTCAATCCCTAGAACTTCATACTGATATAGAAACAAAACTATTTAATTCCTTTGTAAAAGTTGTAGTTTGACTATTGTTTATATAAACTGTCCACAAATTATTATTGTTTTGTGTTAAACAAACATGGTACCATGTGTTTAGAGACAAAGAATTATATAATGTAACTCTTGGGGAATCTGAATAAAATTCTAATTTACTTCTACTGTATCAATATATTATAGCGAACTGGTCGCCACTTATTCAAAACTGAAAAATATATTGACTTTGTTGTGTGTTAATATTAAACCACATCGATATGGTTTTGATAGCTCATGAATAACTCGAATTAACACTACATTTTCAACTACCGCTATATACTCATACATAATTATTTCAACTTAACAAAGAATATGTTGGTTGAGTTCCTACATTTAAATTATATCAGTTTCAAGAAAAGTCTTTTACATATCATTTAACTCATTGGTCATCGAAACTATAATACGCTAATGTATTAGCTCAAGGTGTCCATCCACTAGGTCGTACTTGCTTCTCTACCCCATTAGGTCGCATCATTATTCTCTTTACTTTGTATCACATCGGTTAAAGATAAGAAATAAATCTGATTATACTGGCACATTACCATCTACTCATACTCTCCTATATAAGCATTCTTTAGCTCTGACATAGTAGGTACATTTCAATCTACTCATCATCGGAGATTATCTACTGATGAGTTATACCATCGTGGATTACCTTCACTATTAGTAATAAACGTACTACTTGAATAGTAATTTCAAGGTCAATAACCACTTATAGTCACTCTTGTGCCAGATGTAGTTACACTTCATGTTCGTGGGAATCCATAATTATTTCATCGTTGATAGTATTTACCGCAGTTTGCTTCACTTAATGTGTCTCAGCTATTCCATACTTGTGTAGCTCATAAGTTTTTATCTTGTATTGTAACCCATGTATTTCAATTACTAGAAAGAGAAACCAGACCATCTGCTGAGCTTCGGAATATTCATCAGCTTTTTATACTTGTTCAATACATTTTAGTCCATGAAGATGTTGGGACAACTGGAGAATTTCTAAATGCACGTATAGAATAACCGAGTGTAGGGGTAGCCGTTGATGCCGATGGAGATTTGAGATTACTAGATGTGAAATATAAATAATATATATTATTTCATAACACAGCAGAAGCGTAATGTCACCAAGAACCTTGAGCATAAACATCAGAGTTAGTATTACGTCTTCATGCAAATGGCAATTTTAAAGCTATTCAAAAGTTAGTTCATCATGTACCTGAAGTTGCACCTCATAAAGCCACCCATATATTATATAATGACTGTAGCTCATCTTTAGTAGGTACGTGAAATCCATCAGGGCAAGGTCATTGAGTAGCATATCATCATGGTAAATAAACTCACATAATTAGTTAAACATAAGAAAATAAATCTGATTTCTTTTAGACTGTCATATATATTGTATCGTTACTCTTAGTAGCTAATGCTGAGTATTGAGCTTCTGTTCCTACTCGTAGTTTACTTACTGTTATAGGAGAGCTAGAATCAAGTTGTAATCACGGTACATTAGCCCAACTAGCAGTTGTTCAGTTAGTCGTTAAGAACTTTCAGCTTTGTCCTGTCTGACTTGGTAAAGCGTCTACATTAGCCCAAGAAGCTGTAGTTCCATTAGTAGTTAAGAATTTACCACTCTGAGAAGTCTGACTTGGTAAAGCGTCTACTGTAGCCCAACTAACATCGCTTCCATCTGTTGTTAAGAATTTTCAAGAATTTCAGCTCTGACTAGGTATTACGGCATCTACCACTGTATCTGAATTCAGCACATCGTATGCTGTTCAGTTTTTATAAACTTTTTTAATCTCTGCCATCTTTATCAATATATAATATAAAGGTTTCAATCTGTTGTCTTACTTGATGGTAAGGCATCATATCATGATTGAGTTACTGGTATTACAGTCTCTAGGTTTACATCACTTCCTGCACTCTGATTCATTGTTATACTTCCTTTTGTTACACTATTCTGTTTGAAGTTCACTGTTTCATTACTTATAGAACCTACTACTGATTCTATCTTATCATATACTGCATTCTTAGAAGGTGCTATTCCAGTTACTCAGTCCCAACTGCTTCCGTATGCTGTATCACTTACTGCTCATTGAGTAGCACTAGCGATATTATCATCTACATATTTCTTTGTAGCTGCATCTGTATCGTTTGTAGGTGCAGGTACTACAGGACTAGAACTGAATGTCTTTACTCCTGCTACAGTCTGATTTCATGTTAGTTTTACTACTGCATTATCATCAGCTTTAGCGTCAAGAGCATTAGCTAATGCTGTATTATCTGATGGTTGTCCTGCTAAGTTAGCAAATGATACTGTCTTTCAGTGGTTAGTCTGTAATAACCATACTTGTCAATCATAGATATATACATC